CGTATGGCCGCACGAAATAGCTTTGCGTCGTGCTGATTGTGCTGTCGCTCTTAAAGCGGAACAGCCGGCCCTCGTTGTCGGCCACCTTCGGCAGGTAGACGTCGGAGCTGCCGTTGCCGGTGCCGACCCAGGTGCTCATATACACGAAGCCGTCGCTGTCGTCGCTGTCGATTTGGTAGGTGTCGCCGTTGTCGTGCTCTAAGAGCGTGACAGCGTAGAACTGTCCTGTGCTGTGCCTGAAGCGCTCGTCGATGGCGGTGCTGATGCGGTTGGTGAGCGAGCTACCGGAAGGCGCAAAGCGGTCGCGGGGGTTGTTCGTGTTGACGACGTTGGTGCGGAAGCTGATGTTCGACGTCGAGCGGTTCAGCTGGAAGCGCTCCACCTGGTACTCGTTATCGTTGGCGCTGTAGCTCAGCTCGTGCGGGACGTGGTCCTCGCTGTCCTCGCGGATGAGGTTGTAAGGCCACAGGAAGTTTGCGGCGCTGTCCATGTAAAAGCCGCCCTGCCGAATGCGGTGCGGGAGCTGCGTGTTGGTCAGTATCTCGCGGACGCCAAGGCGGTGCAGCGGATAGCCTGTCGTGTCCATGCTGCTGATCCAGCTCTCCTCATCGCCGACGCCGATAAAGCTGCCGTTGTAATACTGCACGCTGGTCGACCCAGTGCCATAGCCCACAGCGACGTTGCCAGTGATCACGTCAACCTGCTCGAGGATCACCTGGTTGTCGATGCTGGTTTCGCTACCGAACACGACCTCGTCGCCGATAGCCTCGGCGCTGTCGCCGGCGTAGATGCGCAAGACAAACAGCGCGCTGTGTGTCGGCAGGCTGCTGGTGATGTCACCGCCGGCGCCGTTCAGCACCACGACGTTGAGCGTGACGTCAAGGCCGTCCTCGTCATCGACAAGCTCCGGCACCTGGACAGCGATCTGGCCAATATCCTCGAAGCCATTGCTCTTGTAGTAGGTGCCGAGCACAACCTTCTTGGTGCCGGCTGTCCCGCTCCAGCCTGTGTCTGTCCAATACTGGTCGCCGAACTTGATCGTGAAGTCAGCGCGCACAGTGTGGAAGTTGACGAAGTTGTTTTCGCTGGCCACGCTCGGGATGTCCATGTTGTAGTTGAGCGTGAGCAGGTGCGTGCTGCCTGCGAAATAGGTGCGGCCATCGTCGGCGAAGGTGATGTCGTCAGCGCTGCCGTCGAGCGACGTGAAGTCGGTGTTCGCCTGGAAGAGGTACTCGCTGAGGCGCGTGATGCGCGTGCGCTCGACGCGCTTAATCGGCGGGCTGTACTCGATGGTATTGCCGCTGAGCTTCTGCAGCGTCGTGCCGTTGGTGTACAGCATGGCGCTTTGCCAGTTAATGCGATCGATGGCGCTCCAGGTGTAGGTGCTGGCGTCGGCAGCCAGGGCGTGGAGCTTGAGCGAGAAGTCAGTGCCATCGCTGCGCAGCTGGTACTTGTTCAGCGGGAAGAAGTACCAAATGCCTTGAGCCTGAAAGATGCGAGCGTTGAAGCTGATGGCGACCGAGCGCAGGACGTCATAGCAGTTAGCGTACTCGACGGGGTCGGTGCCGGGGATCGTAACGTCAGTGAGCGAGCTGGCCGCGACGTAGTTGTCGCCGGTGTAGTCGTGCGGCGTAAAGTCGTCAGCGTAGCGCATGTACAGGTCGCTGTCGCTATAGAGCGATTTGCAACGCGTGAGGCTCAGCATCTCATGCACGCGCAGGATGATAGCATCGTCGCCGCTGGCGTCGCTGAGCTCGTCGTAGGTCGTCTCCTTGAGCTGTGCGAGATCGTCGCTGGCGGTGAAGCTGACAGCGGACGGCGTGGGCTCGTCCTGTAGCTGCATCTGTTCTGTCAGCAGGACGCCACGCCAAAAGGGCGCCTCGTCTATGGTGCCGGGGTTGGTCAGCACCTCAATCAGAAAGCGCGCCTCGTTGGCTGCAGGGATGACGCTGTTGAGAAAAGTGTCGAACGCTCCGCCCTCGTTATACAGCGTGAAGTCGAGGCGGCTCGGGATGATAGGCTGGTATTGCTCCTGATTGTTGCCTTCGTAGGTCAGCGTAAAGCCAGGCGTAGCTACCGTGACCTCGGTGCTGGTAGAGCTGAAAGCCGTATCGTGGATGTTGATGCGGAAGTCGTCGCCGACATCGTTGGTGAAGTCACCGTAAAAACGCACTGCCATCAGAAGCCCCTTACTCGGTTACGGTCGAGCACGCTGCGCTCGTTGCTGATCAGGATGTCGCTGCCGCGGATCATGCCGCTTACGACGATGTTGCCGCCGCCCATCATCTGCTGCAGCTTGTCGAGTGGAGCAATTACCTCCGGGTTGCTTAAGCTGGTGCCGGGGCCCTCGCCGACCATGGCAAGCGTAGGCCCGGAGACCATGCCGCCCTGCGCGAAGCCCTGCACGCCAAAGCCGCCAGCCATAAACTTGCCGAAGCCGCCCGCGACAGCTTTGCTTCCTGGGAACAGGACGCTCATAGCGGCGAAGGCAGCGGCGAGCGCAATGGCTTTCTGCAAGAGGTCCATGAGCAGTTGCTTCATGTACTCATGGAAGCCGGCACTGCGGTCGCGGATGTTAGCGAACGCCGCGCTCACCGTGTTGCTCATAAAGCCGAAGACGCTGCTGAGCTCCTGGCTACGATCGGCGGCAAGCTGTTGCGCTTGCGCGACCTCCTGAATGCTGCCCTTCAGTGTGTGGTTGGCGTAGACTGCCGCAAGCGTATCGCTGGCCACAGTGCGCTGTAGTTCCTTCAAGTTGCCAAGCGCCTTGATGTGGCTGCGCTCCATAGCGACCAGCTCCTCCTTGGCCTTCTTCTTCTTCTTGTCCGCCTCGGTGCTTTCGTTCACCACAGCAACGTCCTCAGCCTTCGCAACCGTGCCGTCCATGACTTGCTGGTTCAGCTCCACGCTGGCGTCGAGCAGCGCCTGCTGGATATCTACCAGCGGCTGCAGGGCTGCGGCCTGCTCCTTGACGCTTTCCAGGGCGCCCTCAGTGCCGCCAAACAGTGCGGCCAAGCCAACGCGCTGGGTAGCTCCCGCCTTGGCTTCGTCGATAATCTGCTGGACGGATGCCGCAGCCTTAGCCATAGCCGTCTCGACCTCGTCAAGGTTGTCGGTGCTGACGGTGCCAAAGGCGTCCATAGCTTCCTCGGCTTGGCCCAAGGCTGCAGCGAGGTCGGTTTTCGTGACGCCGCTCACGCCCTCCAGCGCCTCGGTCGTCTCCTTTAGCATGGCGCTAAACGCATCCGTCACGCCCGTCTTCTCAGCGAAGCCGGCAAGCTCGAGGCCGACGTTGTCGAGGAGCGTGCTGATCCTGCCCTCGACAGTGTTGCTAAGGTTCTCCATAGCGCCGGCAGCGAGGCCGCCCTCAGCAGTCATGTTGGCCAGCGCAGTGTTGAAGTCCTCCACGCTGACAGCGCCCGCGCCGAACTCCATGTTAGCGTCGCCAGTAACCTGGCGCAGCTGGTCGAAGATTGGGATGCCGCGCTCCGCCAGCTGGTTCAAGTTCTCCAGCTCAACCTTGCCTTTGGCTTGAACCTTCGCGAAGATGGCGGCGATGTCCTCGATGCTGTTGCCGGAGCTGGCCGCGATATCGCCAAGCATGCGGAGCTCCGTCTGTAAGGCCGAGCGCTTAGTGCCAACAGCGAGGAGCTGACGGGCGGCAGTGCTGACCTGCTCCAAGCGGAACGGCGTCGTAGCCGTAAACTCGTTCAGCTCCTTGACGATGGCGGCCGCCTTGTTCGCTCCGCCGGCGATGCTGATAAAGCCAGTGCGGAGCGTCTCCATCTCCGCGCCCTTCTTAATGAGCGCACCGACGCCAGCGACAAGCGTGCCCGTGATAGCCAGGGCAGCGTTTTTTGCCATGCCGGCGATCTCGCCGAAGTTGCGGCGGAACTTACCGCGCGTGTCGCGGATGTCTTTGTTGAGCTTCCGCAGGCCTTCCTTGCTGAAGCCAATTACGACCTTAAGATTCGCGAGCCTTGCTTTCATCTGCGTTCTTTTTTAGCATGTTGTGGAGCATCTGATTCACCTGCTTTTTAGGCTTCGGATCCCATGGAAATTTACAAAGGTCCGAGGGCTTTATGCGTGCGCCTTTCTTAGCGTGTGGCTGGATAGCCATAGCCGCCGACCAGCGGGCGCGCTCCCAGCTTTGGCGCTCGCGCATCTCCTCGAGCTCAAAGAAGCCCTCGGCGGCGAGCAAGAAGTCGGAGAGCTGAAGAGCATAAAACGCAGCAGGCCCGAGGCGCATCTGCCCCAGGCCTACCCGTTTCATATCGTCAAGGTCGAGCGGCTTGCCTTCAGCTTTTTTTTTCCGAGCCGCCCAGCACGGAGCTGACAGCGTCGGAGAGCTTAGGCAGATCGCTGATGTCGATGAGCGCCAGCCAGGCGTCCAGCTCGTAGTCGAACGGGATGCCGGCAAACTTGGCGCCGCTCTCGGCAAAGTAGAACAGTAGCTTCGACAGCTCCACGATGTCGCCGTCCTCGTCGAGCTTGGTGAGCTCGATGCCGCTGAGCTGCTTGGCGCGATCCAGAGCAGCCATGTCGCAGCGGAGCGTGAACTCCTTGCCGCTAAGCTCCAGCTTCATCAGGCCCCGATGTCGTCAGCGTAAGTAATCGCGCCGGTGAACTCGCAGGTAGCGCTGACAGTGACGTTGTCTTCGACGCCGGCGCTAACCTCAACGCTCGTGATGAGCACGTCGCCCTCGAAAAGGCTGTCGTAGCCTTCGCCAGACCCAGCGTCGAAGCCAAACACAACGTGCGTAGTGCTGCGCGCATTAGCTGCAGTGTCGTGGCCAGTGATGTGGTCCATCAAGAAAGCCAAGTCGCCGGTAGCTGTAAGGTCGCTATCGACAAGGCCGCTAAAGCTCAGCGACGCAGAACGCAAGCCGCCAAGCAGCTCGCGATAGCCCGCGCTCTCTTTAGTGGTAGTGTCGCGCACCTCCATGTTCATGGACAGGCTGCCTTCGGTCTGATCGGCGAACAGCACTTCGCTGCCATCAGTGCCCATCTTGACCACGTAAACGGTTCCGTTTAGGATTCCCATTTTATTTGTCTTTTGTGTTGTTAGCTACAAGCGCGTCAACCAACAAATCGATGTAACTGAACACGCGGTTGTCGTTGACCGAAGGCGTCAGGTTGACTACCACTTTAGCAAAAGCCATAGCGGCCAGCAACAGCTCAGCCCAATTGTCAAGCAAAAATTCCATGCTCCTAATTTACAGCGAATCGCCGAACCATCCGGCCGCTTCCGCTTCTTCTTGTGTTAGCTGTTCTGCATCGCTCGGCATGAGGTACTGGAAGTAGACCGTGCTGTTCGTGGCGATGTAGTACGTCATAGCGCTACGCTCGTCGGTGGTCAGCTGTGGGAACAGAGCCACCAGCGCCGTCACGTCGCGCTCTGGGTGCACGCTGATCGCCAGGTCGGTGTCGCCAACGCATGCCCACTGTCCGGTAGTTGGGTGCTCGATGAGCGCCAGCAGTTGCGTCGTAATGCGGTCCGGCTCGTGCAGGTGCTTAGGCAAGATGAGGTTGTACAGCTCTTGGCTGATGCCCTTAGCGCGTTGCTCGCTCGTCAAGTTCAGGCGAGGCTGTACTGGGAGGTAGACGGTGCTCATGTGATGCTGAAATAATCCATGATCTCGGTTTCAATGTCTGCGCGATCTGTAGACTCCGCACTGTTCCACATTATAATCTCCTGCATGGTGCCGTGGTAATGACGTCCGCCAGCATACCACGAACCCAGCAACATAGCGTCCATTGTCAATGTTGCATTTTTGGACACTGAAGTGCCAGCACTTGACCCATCTACATAAATAGTCTGCGAAGTAGTGCCGTCTTTTAACAGACTAATTAAATTTTGCGTGCCTTGCGTCGCCGGTGTGCCTGTTGTCAATTGGAAGTCACCCGATTGACCGGAAAACAAGCGGATTTGTGTGCCTCTGTATTCAACGTATGGCGTGTATAGGTCAGTCGTCGTAGGGTCTACTGTAATTATTGGCCTCCTGTCCGGTGTGCTTTCAACCGTGTTGACAATGAAAGCAGTCATATTAGTACGAAACAGCGTGCTGGCTGTGCTAAACGTGTGCTGCAAGGCGTCGTTCGTTCCGTCCCATTCAATAGCTGCTTTTCCGTTTTCGGTAACTACGGCGGCTGCCACGCGGTCGTAAATCATCGGTTGATTGGCAGACGTGCTTTGCGTCATGTTTCTGCCGTTGCCGCTCTGATCGTACCAGGCGGTGACGTAGCCATAGGCGTCACCGACAAAGCTGGCAATAGCTGCTGTGTCGAGGTCGCCGTTGCTGTCAAAGCCAATGTCCTGCGTAGCCTCGTCGCTACTGCGGCGAATGCGCATACAGCTACCGGTGTAGTCCTTGTCCAACTTGCGCACCGAATACGCCGCGGCTGCGCCTGTGTAAGTGTCAAGCAACAAGTTGGGGTCCGCCGCCGTCGTCGTCCTGGTCATCTTCAGCGACAGCGGCAAGGTGCCGCG